ATATTTATTTAGTTACTAAGTGCTGCACCCATTCGTGACGACACCACGGTGTTGTTCTTCCGGTTGTAGTATTGTTGTAGAAACCACCACGATAACGCCACACGTCACGATCAACAGCTGTCGATATTTGGTCTAGTTCCGTACGCAAATACATTCTATCTTGACGAATTAATTCTTTGCAGAAATCACGACTTGTCGATATTATTTCAGCTCCTAGTCCTGGTTTTACTTCGTAAGAATAACGAACTTCGAATTGATTCACATCGATTTCAAGACCTTGAAGAACTCGTTCACCTAGTTCGGACGTTCCAGAGTCAACCAAAAGATTCAGTTTCTCAAGACGTTGAATCGATTTCGCTACTTCCATTAGTGGAGCGTCAATCGCTCCGGCTATATCCGCACCATCTTCACCACGTCGCAACAATTCGAGAACGTTCTTGTCAATGTCAGTCAAAGCCGCACGAATGTCCCCAATCTTATCGAAGAAACCGCTAAAATTTCGTGTTTCCATTTGCTCAACTTCAGCCGAACCGAAGTCATTCTTCACTGAGAATGACCGAACGATCTTGAAATCTTCTCGTTTCGCTCCGTACTTTCCGAATATTTTCAAATCTTTGTCGCTCGATCTGAATTTTTGAGTCATTTCTTCAGGTGTTGAATCCGTTTCGATCTTAATCGGTGCAGATTCATTCAGTTCAACCGTTCCTGTAAAACCTGAAAGCTCAACCATCATATTCAAAAAATATTCAATCGTTCTCTGTCTTGAATTTACGTAAGTGTTTTTGAATATCTCGAACGATTCGAGTAGTTCAGTAGATCCACCGAGTTGCCCCTCAGTTTTTATTCCGAACATTAGCGGATTAGTTGCCGAGTGACAAACTAAAATATTTTGTTGTACTGACTTTTCGGTTAAGTTGTATCTATCAGCTAGATCATTACCGTTCAAACTCAACACAGTCGGTGAATTCTCTTGACCGTCTGCAAATGTGATAATTAACTCATTTGCGTCTGATATATCTGTTGTGCTTCCTTTTATTTGATCTCTGTATTCTTCAGCTTCTTCAGCCGTGTCCGGTTGTCCGGTGTTCAACGATACAATTGCACCCCCTTTGAAACCGTTTTGAATCTCATAAAGATGATACTGTGAAATCAAGACATCAGTATTGATTGCAGTAAGACCACCAACATAAGCGGGTTTTGGGTAAATTCCCATTTCACCACGACTTTGTTTTGCCGGTGATTTGTAATAAATAATAAACTTACCTTGTGGATTAGTTCTGTCTAATGGTTTGAATATTCGATGTCCTGTTGTTTCAGGTGATTGTTTTCTTGCGTTCCAATCTTCGGAAAAATAAAACTCTGATTGATTTATGTTCGTTCTGATCTTATCGATGTCAACGTGTTCCCATCGAACAACCCTCGAACCTTCTCTGTTCCAAGTTCCAACGATTGCGAACCCTTCGAAAAGTTCAAAATCAAATGCAACTTTTTTGGAAATTTCTTCGATTGTAAAATCTGAATGTTTATTTTCAATAAATTCATCCAGTGAACCGCTGATAACATCAACACCGCCACCGGCAACATAATGCGTTTTTGTTTTTATGATTCCTTGATGCCATGCAGAACCGTTAAACATATCGATCAGATAAAAAGGATAGTCATTCTTTTCACCCCACTTGATAATGTTTTCACGCTTGTCAAGTTTCTCCGTCGGTTTTGGTAACCCTTTTGAAGAATTGAATCCGATCGCTTTTACTTTATGACTCATAAACTATATTTGTTTCGGTTGTATCATTGTATTCATTCGCATCAACGTCATCGATATAAACATAAGCTCGACCCGTTTCGACTATTGTCAAACCAATAGGATCTAAATTTCCCGATCCGCTTGATTGCTCGTAAACGTTGTACGTGTAAAATCCATCAATCGGAAAGTCCAAATCTGTTCCGTCTGTTATTGTAAATTCGTCGTATCTTGTTTTTGATACGGATATATTCGGTAATATTGTATAAACTGATTCATCGGATTGTTCTTCGATGAACTCAAAAAGATATTCAGGATTTGATATCGTTGTCAGTTCCGTCACTGTCATCACGAACGTTGTCGATACTTTCCTTTTCAACTTGATCATTTTTTTGCAATTTTGGTTTTCTTGGTTTTGAAAATATATCAAGACCCATGTTCAAATAAATTTCTTCTTTACCTTTTTCGATTTTTACGAACTGCCTCAAGATTGGATGAAACACTTTCGAACCGATATATTTTGATTTTATTTTCATGATTTACAAATTACAAAAAACGACAGACAGTCAAGCTATCTGTCGTTCAATATTTATTAGTCAGTTATTAACTAAGCCGCATAAGATGATTGCGCAATCAATGTCGCTGCAATAACAGCGTCAACGTCTGGAACTTCTTCGTTCTCTTGACCGATTAATACGATCGTGTGACCGTTACGATCTGAGCGTGAAACTCCTGAACCGTACTCGTTTGAATCAGCAACTTTCAATCCTTCTTCGAATCCTAACATCACATAAGTTCCGTCTGCTTTCTCAACCATTGCACAAAGTGTGTTTTGTGCTAATAGATGAATAGACGCTCTCAAATCTTTGTTGTCACTATTCAGAATCATATTCAATGTATGATCGTACCATAAGGTTCCGTTTTCCTCATTTCTTTGGATTGGTGCAGTGTAGCTTGAAAGATTTGATTTTAATTTGTAGTGGAACGTTTCACCGCTTACCGTGAGTGCAGTGATCTCGTTCGCTGTTAAAGTTGATCCGCTATGATTTTCAACAGGAAACAAAAGAACCGATTTGATTCCACCTTTTCCATTTGTACAAGTTCTATCGTTGTACCCCGATGTCATTTCACAAGCCATTTGTTAAATTTTTAACATTCTGTTAAAATGTTGTGTTTTTAAAATAGCACCGACACGATGCCGGTGCTTTCAATTTATTTATTTTCTATGATGGTGAACTAGTTCCGTGCCACACCCCGATTTGATCAAGGAAAGGAACTTGAACGCCTGCTCTGAATTTAGAACGCATATAAATCACATCTGCTGTCTGATCATACCAGATTTCGAAATTGTCTAAATCTGATTGTAATCGCATCCGAAAATAAAGTGTGATGCACGACCCGTGAAGATGTCATCTTTCGTATTCAATCCAACTACTTTCGATACTGTCATATCAGTCCCAGGAACGACAACAGAATCCATTTCAGCGATTTGATTAGGTGAGTAATGGAAGAAGTTCAAATCAACTAAGTTCTTGATCAACTTGTTGAAGTTCTCACGTCCTGTAAAACATTTGAAATCTGCTGATTCTGCAACTGCTTCTGGTGACGTTACGAATACTTCGTAAAAAACATCATATGCGTTTGAGTTTGTGATCGATAATGTTGATGAAGCGTTCAAGTCAACACATCCTGCGAGAACCGTACAAATCTTAGAGAAACCATCAATGAAAGAAAGATTTCCTGCTCCTGCTGTATCACCTCTCCAGATTAATTTATCCAACTCGTTTGAGTGTAAAGACAGCATATAATCGATAATGGCTTGTTCGAAAACAAGTTCTTTATCTTCGTCCATTGCTCCGGCTCTCAAGTTTAACTGAGTCCAGAACCCTGCTAAATCTTTCTGACAAAATTGTTTCATGTAACCGATATCAGCAACCGCAATAGTTCGGTCAGTGAAAACCGTATCACCTGAAGCAGTCATTGTACAATCAGCCGTTTGATAAACTAAAGTGTCGTCCATCAATTTGATCTTCTCACTTCCTTTGATTCCTTCTTGAATCGTGATTTGTTCGAGTGTTTTTCCTTGAGTTACTTGTTTTACAAGGATCTCATCTCTTTGTTCGTCAACGTATGCACCCAATCCGGAAACATCGTAGTCAAAGTTTGATTTAACGTATTTTTTTAAAGACATTTTTTATTTGTTTTTTCTTAGGTTTGATAGGTACTTCTCACGTCGTGTGAGTTTTTCCCCTGAACGATTAAATTTCTGAACTTCTTCTTCTTTAGAAGGTTCATTTTTAAACGCATTGAATTCAGATTTGAATTCGTTTAATTCTGCTTTCAAAGAATTGTTTTCTTCGATAAGGTTTTGAATACCTGAAAGTACTGCGTTCAATGGTTCGTTGATCTCTGACATTTTTTCATCAATGATCTTTTCAACATCTTCGCTTGACATTTCTTCAGATACTTCTTCGGATGCTTCCGCTTCTTCTCTTGCGTCAACAATCTCAAGAACAACCCCATCAGCGTCCAACGTGATTGAAACCCCTTCCATGTCACCACCTAGTTCGTGAGTTCCTTCGGGTGCAGGTGCTTGTTCGCCTTCCAATACAACAAAAACCGCTGTACCTTCAGCAAGTTCACCATCATAAGAAAGAACAGTCTCACCATCCATCAAAGTAACTTCAGCGAATTTGGCAACAGTCTCGGTAGTTTCTTCAGTTGTCGCTTCGGCAGCTACTTCCGTCGATTCATCCGCAGCAAAATGAGACGCAATCTTGTCAAGTCTCTCTTTGATTTC